ACCCAGGACAATACCCAACTTCATCAATGCCAGACCCTTTCCAAATGATGGGAAGATCTGCAGCTTTAAATGCCATCTCACAAAACCTCCTAACACTGGTCTGGATACCAGATGAGATTACATAGTCTTTAGCCTTTGGTTGTTGCAACATCAAATACATGGCTTCCACATAGTCACGTGCATGGCCCCAATCCCTGCGTGCATCCAGGTTTCCCAATTCAATACAGTCTTGTTTCCCGTTGGCAATGCGTGCAACACCCTTCGTGATCTTCCGTGTCACAAACTCTTCTCCCCTCACCGGAGATTCATGGTTAAAAAGGATGCCATTACAACCAAACAATCCGTAACTTTCCCTGTAGTTGACCGTCAGCCAGTACCCAAATAACTTGGCGACACCATAAGGACTTCTCGGATAGAAGTACGTTGATTCACACTGCGGCACCTCCTGGACTTTCCCAAACATTTCTGATGTAGATGCCTGATAAAACTTGGGCATTTTACCTGCATTCCTACATGCTTCCAAGATGTTCAGTACGCCTAGTGCATTGATGTGTGCAGTACTCCCTGGAGATTTAAAGCTGACACCTACGTGACTCTGGGCCGCCAAATTGTATACCTCATCTGGACCAAAGTTATCTACTGCCCGATGCATGGATGTGGCATCCATCATGTCCGAGTATTCAAACTTAATCTGTTCTGGGATGTAGCCATTAAATATCCACTTCAATTTATTTTTACTTCCTGGATTGGCATTATTCCTAACCAGGCCAAGGATTTCGTACCCTTGATCGAAAAGCAACCTGGCAAGATATGCGCCATCTTGGCCAGTAATTCCAGTAATAATTGCTTTTTTCATGGAAATTATTCCTTATACTGACACTATAACCAAGAATTTATGTGGTGCAGTATGTCGAAATTCAAATGGCCGCTTCAAAAAAACACCATTGGTTTTGACGAGAAGTTTGCCCTAATCAAATTTATTCTTACCAGTGACCGTTTCACCAACGGTCCCAAGTGTCTCCAACTTGAAAAGGAGTGGTCCTCCTGGCAGGGAAGAAAATATTCTTTGTTTGTAAGTAGTGGATCAACTGCCAACACCCTTCTCTTGGACGCAGTACGAGACTTATATTTCAACAAGAACAAGAAGCTAAAAATTCTTTGCCCTGCCGTCAACTGGGCAACCAACATCTCAACGTTCCGGCAACAGGGCCATTCAATTTTCTTTTACGACATTGACTATGCAACCTACAGCCCAACCTACGAATCTCTAAAACGCCTCAGAGAAGTTGGCTTTGAACCTGACATTGTGTATGTAACACACATCATGGGGTTTGCCAACAACTTGAAACAGATCAAACAGTATTGGCCACATGCCCACATCCTGGAAGATTGCTGTGAATCACATGGCGCTCTCAATGGCAGCAACAAAAAAGTAGGAAATGAAGGCCTTGGCTCAACTTTCTCCTTCTACTTTGGGCATCACATGACAACCATTGAGGGTGGCATGGTCTCCACTGATAGTATCGATTTATACAATTTGATGCGTGCCAAACGTTCTCATGGTTTAGCAAGGGAGATGCTTCCTCGTTATCGCAAGCTAGAAGAAGATCTGGCACCTGATATTGACCCTTCATTCCTGTTTCCAACCGAAGGCTACAACTTTAGGAACACGGAGTTAGGTGCAGTCCTTGGCTTGGTCCAACTCAAGAAACTCAATAGCTTTATCAAACAGCGCAACCGTAATTACACAACGTTCTTCCATGAGCTGGTAGGACATCCTTGGATCAAATACATGCCATGCCCCACAGGAAACAGTGCCATGACCTTACCATTTCATTGCAGTACCGAAAGAACAAAACAAGTTCTCAAAGACAAACTCAATTCTCTTGGCGTGGAAACTCGTCCATTCCTCGTTGGTAACCTATTGAAGCAACCATTTATGCATGATTACCAACAAGATCCTTACCTTCCCAATAGCGAAGAGATTCACACGAACTCTTTTTATATTGGCAACAACCATTTCGTAACTGAATCTCAAATTATCCGCATGGCAAAGGAGCTTTACAAATGCGCTGCCTGATCTCAACCATTATCCGCAACCGGGGCCCACATGTACCAACATGGTGTGATCAATTAATTTTACTTATCAAACAGAACCCAGACATTAAATTTTACTTATCTGTATTTGAGAATGACTCAGAGGATAACACCAAACAAGTCCTGCGTTTAGTCGAAAAAAAATTTCAGAACCATTTTGAGGCCGTAAAAGTGACGACCTCTGATCTTGGTTGGCCATACTTCGGTTCAATCAAAGCAGAAGAAAGGGTTCGCTATTTGGCAGAAGCCAGAAACAAAACCCTGGATCAAATCAATGATCTTTATGGACTTGCTTTATTCGATAAGGTTGTGTGCATCGAGCCAGACATCTTGTATAGCCCAGAGCAAATCAGTCCTCTTCTGTATTCAGACTTAGATATTGCTTCTGGTTACAGTGTTCTCCCCCATGGATTTGGTGTGGCTGACTGGATTTATGACAGTTGGGCAACACGTGTCAACCCAGATGATTCCGAATATCGAGGCCCCAAAGTTTCAGAGCTTCCTGATCTTCTTTCCGTTGCTTCCACCTTTAATTGTTTTTGTGTTTACAAAGCACTTCCGTTTGCTCAGGGATTGCGTTTCTCAGGTGTAAACCCCCGCACTCTCACCTGGGACTGCGATACCACAAACATTTGTTTTGCCTTTAAGGATAGCGGCTACGGAAACATTGGTATGTACAACATTCCAGTACTGCACAAGTTGTCTTAAAAGGATTAAACCACTACAATTAATTAAAGTTTCCCGTATTTTGTAAGGTCACTGAATATGCAACAATATCAAGAGACCCTGGCACAAGGCCTTGAATTCTTGAATCAACATGATGCGTTGCTTCAAAGTTTGACCTTATCCAAGCAAAATGCAAAAAACAATGTTTATACTGACAACGAAACCCAAGGAATCTCAAATGGCTTTGAGCAGTCAAGTCAAGGAATCAATTACTCAAGCAACGAACAATCTGCGTGATGCACTTGCTTTCGCTGCAAGATCTGAGCATCCCATTGTTATTTCAAGTCTTACCGACATGTTGATGAGGCTTGAAGCAGTTGAATCTCTTGAGGATGTAATGCGTCACATGGAAGAAAAATCCAAGAACCCTGGCAGCAAACCCCCATTCTTTATGGGTTAAATACTGTTGATTTAAAATAGTTAGTACGATCAACAGTACTGCGTGTGGCGCAAGACGATAGCAAGTATTCAAAACCAGAGCTTCGTGAGCGAATTAAAGATCGCGTGATGGCTGGCACCCGTGGCGGGAAAGCAGGTCAGTGGAGCGCACGTAAGGCTCAACTGGTTGCTCAGGAATATGAGAAAGCTGGTGGCGGATACAAGGGTGGTAAGGGTGAGAAGCAAAAAAATTTAGAGAAGTGGGGCAAGGAAAAATGGAGCACTCGAGAAGAGTATGAAAAAAGATCTAAGGCTAAATCAGCGGCCAAAAAGTATAAGGAGTCAAAATAATGGAATTAGCAGGTAAATACGCAAAAGACAATAGACCGCTTTACGAGCCTGACGTGTTTCCCGATCAAAGTTTAATGCAAATGTATGCAAGTCAAACAACAAATCCCGCATTAAAAGCAGCAGCCTTAGAGTTTCAATATCCTTTTAAAATGTCTGATCTTAAAAAAAGTAAATATTCAGATGAGATTAAATTTACCATTATGCAAGCAACAATAGGGACAATGGGTTAATATTATAAACAAAGAATTAATTTTGACTACATTGAAATGGAAATTTTACTCAAGGCAGTTACAGTAACATACACTCGAACCTTTACCTTTATTCCTACAACCGAATATTTTGCTGATCAAGAAGATGCTCCAGATCAAGAATCAGTTAAGTTTTATGCTTTTGAAAATTTATTTAGCATAATTCACGATGAAATAGCAGGACCAAAAAATCCAATGCCTCACACCACTATCAAAAAACTTGAAAAAAGTGTTAAAATTAATTGGAAAGGAATAGAATAATAATTATTTTAGTTATGGCAGCCGATAAAGCGATTGAGAAGGGACAAACTAAACGTTACCTCCCAGAGAAAGCATGGGCTTCTCTCTCAAAAGAGGAACGTACCAAAACAGACGCCAAGAAAAAAGCTGGCAGCAAACAAGGCAAGCAGTTTGTTCCTAATACAGAAGCAGCAAAGAAAGCTAGTAAAGCTGCCCGCAAAAAAAAGTGAGTTAAAATTGTAATAGCTTTCAAAACATCATGCAAAAAAAAGAAGCTCCTGGCGCCAAAGGTAAAATGAAGCCTGAGATGAAAGGTAAAGCTGCCCCTGCCAAAGGTAAGGCTGCTCCTGCTAAAGGCAAGGCTGGCGCTACCGACAAACAAGCTGCCGCTCGTGACAAGTTCAAAGAGATGATCGCTAAAAAGAAAGAAGCTGCGGCCAAGAAAAAGTAGTTATAATCACATTGCTCAACTATCCATTAGGATGGGATTCCGAGATTGCTGTTCCTGGCTTGAGCAACCAGGAATTTTTATTGCTACAACTTTCGTCTGTTGCGAACTAACGGATAAGGCGGCCTCTCACCTGGGTGCTGGACGCAGTGCTTTCAGTGGGATAAGCGATGTGGGTTCAAATCCCATACAGACGACTCTAAACTAGATGCATGGCAAATATTTTTGTTATTGCAGATACTCACTTTGGTCACGCCAAAAGTCTTTCTTTTGTTGACCCTGGTGGCGTACCGTTACGTCCATTCTCTTGCGTAGAAGAAATGGATGAAACCATAGTTACCAACTGGAACAACACCGTGGGTAACCATGACACTGTGTATCACCTAGGCGATGTTGTTATACCTAGACCCAGTCTTAAGTTACTTACCCGCCTGAACGGTAGAAAGATTTTGATCCGTGGTAACCATGACCAGGGTCAGCTTAAAGATTTCTCTCAGTACTTTGAAGATGTACGCGGTGCATTTTTCTTCAGGCCAGGCTCTGATTTTCTTGGTGGTCTGATCTTTACGCACATTCCTGTGCATCCTTCTTGTTTATCTGGTCACTACCGAGGAAATGTTCACGGTCATACCCATTGCCATCTTGTTATGAATGGAGATGAACCCGATAAAAAATATTTCAACGCATGTGTAGAACGCAATGATTTTACGCCTGTGCCTATCGACACAGTCAAACAATATTTCAGTAATTAATTGGCTATACTCTTGGTATTGTTTATTTATAAAATGCCCACTCCTGTTGCGTTTATTTTTTCAGATGGCGAACGTCATCAAGCATTTGAAGAAGGAAAACGTCGTCAACAAGTTAATGAAACAAAAAAACTTAGAGGACGCAATGGTGGTGCATCGATTGGATCAAAAGCATTAGAGATTCATTTACTTGGAGCAGCAGGAGAAATGGCTGTAGCTTCTTATTTAAACTTAAAAAATTTTTTATATTTAGAAACAGAAGCCAACAGAAACAGTTCGGATTTACCTGGTGATATTGATGTCAAAACAAGAAGCAAACATAAATATGATTTAATTATTCAACGAAATGAAAATCCAAATAAACGGTTTGTCTTAGTAACAATTGAAAATAAACAAACACTCATCCATGGCTGGTGCTATGGAAAAGATGGTATGAAAGACGAATATTGGGCTGACCCTGCGCGAGGACGCCCAGCTTATTTTGTACCAAAGAATGTTTTAAAAGATATTTCTACTATGCTGCAACTGCCACAGGCTTAAACACTAAAGCGATTAACAAAAACCAGCAGAAATTTTATTTAAATGTTGGGGTAGAAATATTAGTAATTATTCCCAGACGCTTAGCTTCATCTAAAGTACCTGGAGCAGTTGCACCTGCGTTTAAGCCCATAATTGCAGTTGCTGGAATTGTTAAATAAGGAAGTCCAAATAAAGATGCAGCAGTCTTATTAACAGGATCTTTAGAAAAATTTGCCAATGCTGAACCAACACCACGAAACCCTTGGTCAAACATAGTTTTACCAACAGAAGTAGACATATATTTACCAGCTAATTGAAACAAAGGATTCAAGGGATTCATTTACCCGTTCCTCAACGTAGCTTTAATCATCCATGCAGCTTTAAATGCTTCACCACAAAGTTCGGCCATATAGTTTTGAATATCAATAGCACCTACTTTGGCAGCAATAGGTTCTAACTTTTTAGTTTTCATGCCAAGCTCTTCAAGGTTTTTATAGTACACGCCAAGCATTTCTGTACCC